AGATGCAGTATAAGCAGTTGTAGGTTCTTGTCTTACAAAGTTTATAAATAATGCAATTTCATTTTCGTTAGCTACAGGATTATCAAGTGTGTAAGATGTAGTCGCACTTGTAGTGAAGTCTTGCTTTTGAAAAGCACTATAACTTTCTGCTGGTTGATTTCCGATATAACTCATTTATGTAATCCTTATGTACTAATTGAATCTACTACTGATAAAATGCAGTCCACAGCACTTGCTGTATCTGATAATGCTTCAACACTATCTCCTGATTGTAAAACTACTTTTGCTCCACCATCTATAAGTTCCAAAGAACTCCCAGCTGGGATTGGTGCATCTTTTATCAAATAATAACTTGTGCTTGAGTTTTTAACAGTAGCACTAACTGTAACTGCTGATGCTGATTTATTAGCAAATCTCATACCAATAATTGCATCATCACTATTAGCTGCTGCTCTAACTTCTGTAGCAGATGTGCCTATACTTGTTTTTAAAACTCTTTCAAAATCTTGTGCCATTATTTTTTCCTTTTATTAATTAAAGTGCAATTGCCATAGCAACTGCAAATCCAGCACTTGCTCCTGGTAAGTTTGTTAAATTACTTCCATCCACAGCTGGAAGTTGAGCTGATCCATTTAATTGAACTACATTGTTTGCACTTGTTCCAACAGTTTGTGTTGCTGCAGTTCCTAGTCCTGAAATTTTAGTGTGTGCAATAGAATTAACAGCTAGTGTGATATTTCCACTAGATGTTACTGGTGAGCTACCAACTGTAAATTCAGATGCTCCACTATCAGCTACTCCAACAGAAGTAACTGTTCCTGTGTTACTAGGTGTAACTACAGTATAAGTAATTGAAGTTGAGCCAACTGATCCTGTATTATCAGTAGTACATAAAAATATTTTATTATCGTTTGCAGTTCCCTGATTAACTACAACCATTCCACCAGATAATTCTGTAATACTATCATGCTCAGGATCTCTTGATGCAGCACCACTTGATACTGCTAAGTATAATCCATTTTCACTATCTGTGCTTTGATCTTTAACTAAAACTCTATCACCAGCAACAAGGGTAACACCATCAATAGTATCACCAGCTTCTAAGCCATTTGATAAATTAACATTTGCAGTTGTTGCACATTCGGCTATCGTTCTAGTTCTAAGTCCAGCAACAGCTTGATCTACATAATTTTTAGTAGCTGCATCTGAACTAGCAGATGGAGAACCAAGTCCTGTTACTGCTCCACCAGATATTGAAACATTGTTTGCAGCTTGTGTAGCAATTGAACCTAATCCTAAAGATGTTCTAGCAGTAGCACCAGACTCTGTTACAAAGTTTGATCCATCACCAACAATAAAATTACTATCAGTTGGTGTTAGTCCAGCAATATCAGTTAATTGTGCATCACTTGTTTGTTTTGCGTCTAGCTGAGTTTGAATTGCAGATGATACTCCATCAAGATAACCAAGCTCAGTTGTTGTTACATCACTAACCTCTACTTTACCTGAACCATTTGATTGTAATGCTCTTGAGGCAGTTAAGTCAGATGATGCTATAGTTGATGCACCACCAGTTATGGTTGCTTGTTTTGAATCTATTTGTGTTTGTACTGCACTTGTTACACCATCTAAGTAACCTAATTCTGTTGAGGTTACATCTGATACTGCAATCTTCTGTGAGCCATTAGATATTACTGCTCTGTCAGCAGTTAAACTTTCAGTATCAATAGTAGAAGCTGATCCTGTAATAGTTGCTTGTTTAGCATCTAATTGAGTTTGGATAGCACTTGATACTCCATTTAAGTATTGAAATTCTGTATTTGAAATTGATCCATCTGCAATTTTAGTTGCAGCAATTCCTGTAGGTATAGAATCATTTGTTTTAGATAAAGCACCAATATAAACTGTAGTAATAGCTTCATTTGATAAGTTACCACTATCCCATGTAACATTGACTGTTGTGTTTGTAGAAAAAGATGAGCTTGAGATTGTTCCAAAAATTGTACCAGGAGTAGAAGCTGTTAATTTAATTCTTCTTCCAGCATGATAAACAGAAGTTACATCTGCACCAGCGATTGTGAAAGATGTAGCTGACGCATAAGCATAAGTTACACTAGCATCACCATCACCATACTCAATCCATTGTGCATCATTGAACCAATCTCTAGTATTCTTCATTAATGCTCTAATAGCATTATTTAAATTACTAGGTAGCATACCCTCATCTACATCAATAGAATTTAGTGATGTGTTACTTGCTTGTGTAGTTGAATAATCTTTTATGTTTGTTGTCATGTTGCTCCTAATTCATAAACCAACTAAAAGCCTTATCGCTTTCAGTATTGTTTTTATTAATTAATGTATTTACAGCTTCTTCCACTTGTCTTTGAAAAAACTCTTGTGTTTCAATTGAATATCTAATGTTGTCTATATCAATCTTATCACTCATTATCTTGATCCACCTTGACTTGCAGTTAAGTCTATTCCTTGTGCATTAGTCCAAATAGTTTCTGCTGGTATTTTTACATTAGCTCTAAAATATCTACCACTTTGTCTTACAGGATTTATGCCTGTGTCATTCATTGAACTGGATGTAGAGGTAGTAACAGTATCTGCTAATTTATCTCTAGTTTTAATAGTTACATTTGCACTTGCATCTACAATTGGTCTAATGCTAGTTACATTTGCTCTAAGACCTGGAAACAACTCTTGTTCTTTTGTTTCAAGTTCAGCTTCTAAAGTTTTTCCAGAAAATATTGCTGCTTTAAAATTTTCATCTATTGCACCAAGATATAAATGTCCTGTTGTCCAATATGCTGTATCAAGAGAAATGTTAATATCTTCTAAGTTCTCAGAAATAATATCCATTAACTCAACTGTGTTTGCTACTACGAATTGTTTAAAGATTTGTGATGCTTTAACTTTAGCAACTGACCACTTTTGAGTTACATAATTGTATATCAGTAGTTTATCACAAATTCCAGTAGTATTTGGATTATCTTTACTTGGATATAACCAAATCGCTAAAGTGTTAAATGGATCTACTGCTGCTGTAATTCTATCTGTGTATGCTTTGTTTAAATCTCCGTCAAAAAATCTATTTACTTTCTCAGCTCCTATCGGCAAAATTTGATCGCCATTGATTTGAAAAAATCCATCTGATGCGTAAAAGAAAACTTGTCTGTTGTCTTGGCAAACTGTTTGTCCATAAACAGCACCTCTATTTGGAGAGATAACTGAAAATCTAAACACAACATTTCCACCCACAAAGTCCATTCTTATAATTTGATCTTCTCTGAAAACATAACCAACCTCACCAGAAGTTATGGCCACAACTTGACCACCTGATCCTGGTAAGTCTTGAGTATCTGATGAGCTAACTCCAGCTTCCCAAGTTGAAATATCGTTTATTCCTGACCATGCAACTCTGTTCTTTGCATTTTCTATATTACCAGTAACTAAAAAGTCCCTGATAACACCTGAAACTTTAAACTTAGCTGGTACTGTACCTGAGCCACTAGAAGTTGCTAAGGATTGTAGTGTTGCAAAGTTAGTTGAAGTACCCATTAAATAATACATAGGAGGATTAACTCCATTACTTGCAACTACATATTGGCCAAACTGAGTAAAGGTAAAAAAATCTGTATCACCACCTGATATAGTTAAACTTCCTTTTACACTAGCAAAAGTACCAGATGTTAATTTGTAAATATTGTCTTTTGTTCCAACAAAAGTAAATACTGTGTTTGTATTATCTCTAAAACTACCAGCACCTTTTGCATTTTGTGTTACATTTGATGCACCACTATAAGCAACTAAACCTTTAACTGGTTTATAGCTTGACTGTGCATGATAAACATTTGTTGCAACAGTTGCACCAGGATTTAAATGATCTGGTTGGTCTGGCAACCATTCGCCAAAAGGTAATTGCATTATTTTTTCCTATTATAAAGTTGAAATAAATGGAGAAGCTACTGTGTTCTCACCTCTAATTTGTAAAGGCGAACCACTTACTTGATCTTCTCTGTCATTTAATTCTAATCGTTCCATAGCAGTTGCAAACATTTGTTGCCAAGTTTGAACTTGCTGAGGATTAATACCACCTAAAAAATTAGCAGCATGAAATAAAGAGCCATACAAATAAATTGCTGGGTGTGTTGTTAAAATATAATTTGTTGTAGTTGTATCGGATAGAGCATCAAATGATTTATAATAATTTATAAAAGCTGTGTAAGTTGCATCTGGTTTTGGAGAAAATCTAAAAGTATCTCCTAAAATTGTAAATGAGTTTGGCAAACCAGTTGTAGAGGTTCCAACTGTGCTATCCATTTGTGATGGTGTTGTGTAAGTTAAAGGGACTTTTGTATTACCATTTAAAATATAAATATCTCTTACTTGTAAAAAACCAGTTGGCAAAGCCTCTGTTTCACTATCAATAGTAAAACTTGTTTGAGCTACCATTTTTCTAACTCTTAATTTTGAGTTAAAATCAGCTTCTGCTAATTTGATAAAATCATCTGCTATCTCATCTGTTAAATCTGATCTGTTTAACCAATTTGCTATAGATGCTTTTAAAGTTGTATAATTTGTTAGTGCCATTAAAATCTTCCTGATGATGTTCTGAAATATCTGTAATCAGAACTATTTAATTTTTCTCTTAATATTTTTTGCTGAACGTCTTTAGGTAAGTCAAACCAATTACCTTTGTTTTGATCTTTGTGATATTCTTTTGTCCAAATCTCAAGAATTATTGTGGGGATAGTTGCTATTCTTTTTAATCCCTTGTCAGGACTATAACCATCATTTTGATTGTATAACCTTTTATTATTTTCTAAAATTGGTTTTACATCTATTGATCTTTTTTGAACAACACCCTCATTACCATTATCTAAAAAAGTTTCTGTAATATTTTTATTTACTTCTTCACTAATTTTTCTCATCTGCCTTGACCTAAATATCTGTTTTGATTTTTTTGTCTGCGTTCACCTTTTGACTGAGATTTTTTATGAACCCCTTTACGTTTAGGTGGTTTATCTCTTGGTATAAAATGGACAAACTTTTGTTTGGCCACTACGCACCCATTTCAGTTACATAGACATCAGTTGATGACCCATGAAACACAGCAATCTTTTCTCCAGGAGAAACTTTAATAATTTCAACTTCACCAGATGGTAACAAAGGTGATGTTGCACTTGCAGTTGGTGAAGCACCTAACACAAAATGAAAGTTAGCTGATCCAACAATTCTTACATAGTAAGTGTGTTCGCCAAATGCAGCAGATGCAGTTGATGAATTGTTTGTATTCAGTTTTTGGGTTGTTCCTGGTCTTAAAGCATAATTGTATGACATTAATATTTTCCTTTTTTACTTTTAACTTTTTTGCCTTTTTTTTTTGCAAAGGCTTTAGCTTTTTTCATTCCACTTTTTGTGTATGAAAACTTTTTTTTTCCTACCATTGGCATAATTTATTTCCTTAAAGTTGGTATTT